GAGGCGTTGGAACTCCTGCTTGTTGTAGGCCGGTAGTAGTGGGGGCCTCCCTGGCCGTGTATAACCCCACTTGAAACAGCGGCATTTTAGGCCACGTTGCAGGGTGCGGGGTGACGCGCTTTAAGAGTAGTGACGTAGAGTAGATATGAAAGGGCGCAGGCATATAGAAAAGCTGCGCCGCTGCGGTCTTATCATTCGCCACAAAAAACTTAGTCGTTGCACTTGAATCATAGGCAGTACTAAATGGTTGCCACGTATCCATCCCTATACCCATATTACTCGGCAATGCCTCGCCGTCGCCTGTCCAACCGGCATAAATAGCACAGTCAAAGCCATTGACTAAAGGAAGCCTAAAGTAAGCATAACCGTTATCCGTTTTTAAAAGCGAAAGTCTTTGGTCTGCGGGGTAAAATGGCGGCGTACTGAAGCTTAACTCACTAGGACTAGAACCGGAACCTCTGCAATATACTCTTGTGACAACGCTACTGGTGTCCTCAAGAACGTCTATGCCCGTTAAGTTCTTATCAAACTTCATTAAAGGAACAGAAGCGTTTTCCTTTGCCACCAATGCGTTGTTTATAACCGCCGGAGGCGTAGCACGTAAATTATCTTTTAACTTTCCAGAGCGTACTCGTACTGGTGTTTTAAGGGTGAGTGGTTTGCTCTTGTCCGTAATTTGCGGTTTAGCTTGTGGTATGATCGCGGAGGCTGTGCCTGTTCCTTCTGGTACTGGAATACTGCCAGGCATCGGCAGCAGGTATAACGTGCGCTCCGCAGGATTGTTTGGGTTAAACCAGACCTGCATATACCCCCCGATCTGATTTATGATATTGCCAATGGCTGCGAATATGTTTTCATTGCTCACATCTATGTCTATAAACTGGTCAAGCGATGGATCAACGTAGGCGGCAGATATTAAGCCGTCATGCCATAACTCAACACAAAGGTCATCAACAATATCAGAGACTAATCGTTGCGTTACAGAATAATCTTGCGTATAGTATCTGGTCAAATAATGCTCAGGCCCGTCTGAGCTAATAAGGAGGTTTGCACCGCTGCCACTTCCTAATCGAGCAGATCCGCCCGTCATGCTCGTAGCACCGTAGTCTTTATAGCGTTCCTTTTGAACGATAACAAAGACCTGCTTGAGTTTCATATCCCGCCCATACCACCAGATTTCAAGGTCTGATGGCGTGTTGATGATGTACTGCGCCGCTTGGCTTTCTAACGGAAGGTTAAAAGCGATGTTATCCGCCGTTCCCAGTTGGCGAGTGAGATATGGCTGCATGCGGCCAGGCAGTTGTTGCACTAAGTCATAACCCCCCGAAGTGTTCCGCTGCCTGAGTTCAAATGTATAGTCGGGTACGTAGTCCATTTAAATTTAGTCACCTACCGTAACATCGACTTCATTGCTTGTTGCGGCTGCATATATCGCGTCTCCGGCAAAGTAAGCAAAGTATTGGAACGTATCAGAGATGGATTCCGTCGCAACGAACATAATAGTGCCTGTGGGGTCAGTTTCACCAGTTACATCGTAGTTATACGTCCCTGACGAATCGTAGTGGTAGATGGTAATATATTTGCCTGAGAGTCCCGTTGCACCGCTCGTAAGAACGGCAGTAAATGTATCCGTTGCATTTAATGCCACTGAAGCACTCGAAGCGTTTAAGGTAAGCTCTGTTGCAGTGGTTCCTGTTGGGGGCACTACGAGCTGTAAACCGTAATGGCTGTACGGGGCATACGTGTTTAGATAAAGGCTTGAACCGCCATACAGAACCCTGATATTGTACGTGCCTGCGGCAAGCTCTTCTGTCCATCCTGCGTACGTGCCGGTGCTATCAGTGATGGAAGGTGAAGCCGACAAGTCCGTCCATGAGAGGCCACCGTTGCTAGATACTTGTATATAGATGTCCGCGCCTGCGATTGGATTGCCGCTTAGAAGTTCCGCAAGCGTCCCTGAGAATACAAATATGCCAGGGGCCTCCTCAATGACGTTAAGCGTCAACTCCGGCATAAGCATAGTAATATTCGTAAGTGCTTCTGTTCCTGCTGCCGGATACGTCTGCTGTAAGTTTGCTACGACTGAATCAGCCCCCTGCATCAGGTAGAACAAAAGCAGGTATATGGGGTCAGCGCCATTGTTGAGTATTTGGTCAAAATTAGGGTCGAGCCAAACTCCAAATTGAGTAAACCCGATACCGTTCGCGTATGACCAATCGTAAACCGTTTGATATGTTGGGGACTGGTTATTCACTGAGTTCTCAAACACGTCAAAGTTTCCGCTCGGATCAATCACGGGGTATGCCAACACGCCGCATTTTGTGCCCATCTGTGTGGAGTACAAGGCCCCGCTCTCGATATAACCCTGTGCTGCATGCCAGTAGAACTCGAAGAGGTTTTCTGTAGTGTGCGTATCTACGTCCCAGTACGGCCACGCCATGACCCCATCATTAACGGGGTGATTGTGTTCCAAAGCAGCATTTAGTGTAAATGTTGCTGCCCCCGCCGCACCTGTGGCTCCTGATGCTATAACCGCCGGTTCACTGTCTGGGCCGCCGTTACCAACTGCGACAGTCATGCCGTTTTCGAATCCAGCACCATTACCTACGGGTAGTATGTTCGTACCGGCAGTAGCCCCTGGGTAATTAACGCCCGTTAATGCGCCAGCATAAGGGAGGTTATAATTTATATATCCTGAGAAATAATTTCTTGCGTGGTCTGGATAAAGCCGGTAGCCCGCATAGCCGTGCTCAGATGCTACTATTTGCCATCCTGCCGCCGCTACGCTAGCAAACCAGGGATAAAACAAAGAACAATTGGTATCATTATTCACAGCCGCCCACTCAACGCCTCTAGAATTAGTTACTTTTTCGATGTCCAGAACCGCGCTCATGCCGAAGCTTTGGATCGTGGTGAGTTCTGCGGCATACGTTTTTCCACTTGTTAGTGCATCCGCCTCTGCAACGAGAATCACCCTAGTATAACCTACAGCGGCGAAGTAATTGAGCACACCGACATTGACCGCCAAAGGAGAGAGTCCTATTAAATAGGTTATCGGGACCGGAAGCTGTGGTGGCGGTGCTATTAGCTGGTCAGAAACGGAGATGTCGCTGGTCGTGACGCACGGGTTGTACTGTAAGTTCCCCAAGAATTTTGCTCTGTACCCCGTCACGTCTGTAGTATTATACATCGCACCTACTTGATAGGTAAAAAAATAATCTCCAGAGTTGTTTGTGGTACTAAGCACAACATTAGGCGGCGCAGCATCAGGCGCAGCCGTCCATTGGCTCCAGGGAACCACTATCTGGAGGGATACCAAGGGAGGTAAGTTAGAAATAACCGTCGTTGACCCATTGATGGTAAGTGTGCCACTAATCGTATATACAGGAGATTGTGAAGTGTCCGCAGTTATTGAGAGTGCGGTGTTAATCCTCTTTGATGGTGGCAGCGTGATTATTCCTGAGCTTATCGCGCTAAAGTAATCTGGACTGCCTCCAAACCGTGCATCAAAGTGAGTAAGGTTGTTATAAACGCCCGTTGGAGCAAACGTATAATTACCGTTTCCGTCAGTAGTGGTTGTTTGCACCACACTCCACGCTATATCATTGGCTGAGGAGTAGAGGACAACATCAACATTTCGCACCGGATTCATATTTATGTCAAGCACCTGACCATAAAAGATAAACGAACCGTTAGTTGGGGTATCTTTACCGTTAAGTATAACCACCGTTGGCAATACTTGAACGCTTGGCGGTACGACGGGTGGTATAGTAACCTGTCCTCTTGAAAACCTGTCGCGCCACTGGACTGAAATTATACCGTTTATAGGCCCTTTACCGCTTGTTGCTGGTGATTGTTTAACTTCTATGATATTATCTCCCGGAACGAGATGCGGCCACGCGCCCGTAACGGAGCCCCATGTTTGTATCATTGTGCCTGGTTCCCCGTATTCCGCATCCATGATATACCCAAGCATGTCACCAAACTCTACCCACCCCGTCCATGAAACCGCTTCTCCTGTCGTAGTGTTGGTGATGGTGATAGTACCTCCGTACCCGTTACCCCCACAATGGATTGTCCAGAGTGGATATGCTAGTGAGTTACCATTTGATGTAACGGTAAGCGTCGTATATGAGGAGGCTATTGACTCGGCTGTGTATGACTCCGTAACTGAGTACGCCATACCTGTGACGGCAAACTCTAATTGAACATCTGCCATCGCAGGATAATCCGCCTCATCATTAGGGGCCGTCTGGAGCCGTTTTGCTATCCAATAGCTGCCTGGAAACTCAGCAAGTATAAGCTGACCTTGCCCCTGTAGTATCGGATCGGTAAGTGCAGTAAGGGCGTTCCATGCTGCCTGGAGTTCCTGACGTGTCTGTGATGGGCCGGTAAGAGTGCCGATATTAGCCAACGGCTTTAATTTATACTCTAATGTTAAAAGCAGCTTAGAAGGATACGCTGACGTGTTCGCCATCGTATTTTGTCCGGTAGGCACTTGTATAAACGTAATGCCATCTAACCAATCATATTTCGTATTGCTCGTAAGGAAGGCATAATACGGTGCTTTTGTAAGGTCAAGATTATTCCAGTACGTTCTACCCGTCCCACTAGCGGGAATAACGGTTTGTTCCATCAACGCCGAAATGTCACCGACAATGCGGCCATCAACCGCCGTGTTTAGCATATTGTTATTAGCGAAATAAACGACAACACCAATATCCGCAATAACAATGGCATCTAACGGCTGTGTAACGGTAGAAAGTATTGAACTCGCATTAATATCGCCAAGTAATTCGCCGTCAACTCCAACGGACGTAAAAATGCCCCCGCCAATTATCCCCGTTGTTGCAGAGCTTATGTAAGGGATTACGACGCACTCTTGGGAAGCGGAAATATCAAATGCGATGGATGGGGTGATGTCCGCGAGGAGCTTACCGTCAACCGAGGCTGATGTGTCTAACGCAATAGATGCTGAGTTGTCCGCAAGGAGCTTACCATCAACCGATGCTGCCTCAGCAATGTTTGGAGGGATACCCATAGCAACAAAACAGATTTGTGTTGCTACGCTGTTATTGGTTGTCCATCGTGCGGTAAATGAACCGCTGACGGTAAGGGGATACGTATAAATGTTCGTCGTAGCGGCTTCTACATCTAAATAAATACCCGTAGCATTAACCGTGAGGCCCTCCGTCTCACCAAAAGTATTGTACGGAACTACCGTCAACTGGTTTGTACCGGAGGTGTTCATCCGTGTAACGCCACCCCCTACAAAGGAGGCCGTGCTATACGAGAAGTATAAGTTTCCACTATAATAGGCAATCCCTTGACTGTATGACGTTGCAGGGCTTGGGGTTATTGAACCTAGATAGGTCGCCGTACCGTTGATCATATCGGATAATTTGTATTTATAAATCGTACCGCCTTCACACCACGAAGTTACCCAGAGTACATTATCATCGGTGTCAACGGCGCACCCACCCCCAGCATCAAAGTTCTGGGCCGATATATCTATATATTCAACAAAGCTGAGGTCTGACGCATTGAAAACTGCTATACGGCTATCACTCCACCCAGGGGGTGAGCACGTACCGCTGTTCATTCCTACAACGTAAAGTCGCTGGTGCGTTCCGTCGTTGTAATAATCACCATCACCAAGATGATTAACACCTGCCTGTGTACCTACGTTAGTGTTTGACGCAACGTACCCCCACGATGAATTATATTTGTATATCGACCCCGTGTTAAATGCGTAATAATATGTCCCATCAAAGGCAATACCCTGGTTAGAATCTATGGCCGGACTTATGGAAGTCGCCGCGCTTACCGTCGCTACTGCTTCGTTTGTTTCGGTGTCGTTATTGCTGACGTTAATCGAGGCCGTAGCGTATTGAAATCGGTCTGCTACGGTGGTCGCCACGTTGTGTTTATCAGTAACACCCGCGCAGCCGTTATCGAATGAATTTGATGCCCCAACCATCGTGCGGAGGCCCGTTTGTCCACTTGCTGACACCGTATAACTGTCCGTCGTTAGCAGCACACCCATAGGGAACATACTTACACTTACCGTATCAGATACGGGGGCTGCCGCCGTTGACTTAGCCCAATTACCAACTTGATATTCGCCGCCGCCTTCTAAACAGAGACTAATCCACTCAAGTTGGTATGAAGGCATCGAAGTCCAATTTATAGTGAAACCATTGGCCCCCATTGCAGAGTACGAACCCACCATTGTCGGGTTCACTGCGAAGGGCTCGTTTAGTAAGCACGCACTGGTGAGTTGAACTCGCCCTGTATTGGATGTGGCTTGGGCTCCTTGTGCATATACGCACTCCCCCCATTGATTCCCCGCGCTGTCCATTGCACCCGTTGCAAATACAGCACCAGTACTTACGTTGGAAGGAGAACCACCAGATGTCGATGCTCCGATATGTATAACACAGTCAGGCGTGAAGCCGACACCTACTGATTGTGTAAACGGAACTGTGCCTAAGTTATTCTGCCACCCCACTACTTTAGCATTGGTTGTCCCCCCGATTGCCATATAATTACATATCTGTGTGCCGGAGCTAACGGTTCCCCAATTAAGGGTGAAACCGCCGGAGTCCATTGAATAAAGCGTCGCCTCAATGTAGAGCGTTCCAGTACTTCCCACCAACCCTATAGCGGCGCTGGTGTTGTATCGACGGTAGCCAACGCTCCCGCTACTTCCATTAGCTGACCCACACGTAACGTACCCCTGAGTAATACCTGACGTACTTCCGGTTCCTGCACAGAATCCCATTGCGAAAAGGTCGGCAGTAGCCCACCCACTACTCGATGCCGCAGTCCAGATAATAACAGCGGTTGGCTGAAACGGGATGCCTGTGATAGCTTGTTGGCCTGTGCTCAATGGTGATGTAAACGTGCCTACATATGTTTGGATGGTCATATTACGCCTATACTAATTGACTAAATACTGAATACTGAATACCCTTGCTTGTTTTGAGCACTAAATGTTTTGGCTGCCGCCGACACGGTCATACCGTTACCTTACGATGAGGCAAACGTGAGTGTGATTGTAAGCGTTGCCGTGCTTGAGCTTGTTTTTGTACCTAGCGTCTGCTGCTGTCGAATTAACATAGCACCAACGCCGTCAGTGCCCGAGTTGAACACGCCGAACTCCTGCCATCCGTTAGTAAAGTTTGCTTGCGCAGTGGTAAAGTTTGCCACAATAGTGAGCTGTGCTCCTGATCGGGTGACACTGGTTGCATTAACGAGTATCCTGTCCGTGCCGTATGAACCGGACGTTGGATTAAGGTTCGTCTGTGCTGCGTTAAAAGCGGTGTTATCATCACCCACACCCACATAGCAGTTCGCCTGTATGTATGAGGTTGTTCCGTCTGCGATGCAAAGCCCCGCAAGAGCTTGGTATCCTACGGTCGTTATTCCGCCTGTCGTCATTTTATTTATTTCTCCTATTCTCCAAATAAGGCCATAGCCACATCTATATCCATTTCGCTTTCTGTCTCCTCAACTTTTGTGCCCTCATACGCTGGAACGTATTTACCGTTCGCCCAAAAAAGCGCAGGATAGAACACCGCTCTTGTTTTTACTTTTACTTTAGCCATAGATCATCTAACCTCTTGAAAGCCCTTGTCTACGCATTAAAGAAGTTGCTTGGTACGCCATAATCCTGCTAAACGTCTCCGCTTGCGCCTGCGACTGAATCGTGGCGTTGTTGAAGTTGACTGTAAAGGTATAGTTACCACCCATATCCGTAGTATTCTCAGGCGGTATTACTGCTTCGCCAGCGTGGAGGTTGAATAGCCCACTAGAGGTGATTGTGCCGCCTGTTTGTAGTGATTTAACGGTGTTTACTACGCCACCAGCAGCACTCGCGACTGTGCCTCCTGCAGATAACGCCTGACTGCCGCCTGGGAGTTGTTTAATCGCGTTCTGGACTGCATTGGATAGCCACGTGGCAAAGCCTTGCGCAGCACTTATAAGCCAGTCACCTAACCCAGAGATAGCGCCTTGTATCTTACCTGGCAACCCGCCGAAGAATCCAGACGCAGCACTCATCAGCCACGCACCGAAGCCTGATATTGCTGATTGAATATTACTTCCGAGTTCACCGGGAATTGGAGATATCAGGCCCCATAGCCATGCTCCAAACGTACCTATTGCACTTTGTAACGCACTCCATAACTTTTGAGGCAATGGTTGTATGAGACTCCATAACCATGTCCCTATCTGCGCCCATATGCCAATGTACGCACTCCATAGTTTCATAGGCAACGGTTGTATGAGACCCCACAGCCACGTCCCAAAGGTAGCAAGCGCGGTTTCGATTCCTATTTTTATTTTATTCCCGAGTCCGCCCCAGTCAAAGTTTATAAGGTCATTTATTGCTGTGTGAATCCCAGCAGCAAAGTCAGCGCCGAACTTCCCAAAGTTGCCGGAAGCTAGGTCGCCTACAAGCTCTTTAACCCAGCCTACGACCTCATTCACAGCATCGTGGAAGGGTTTAAAGTAAGTGTATAAAAGGTAAAGGCCGATGCCAATAGCCGCGACTATAAGGATTATTGGTAATAATGGGAGTACCATCGCCGCAAACGCCGTCGCACCTTCCATTGCCGCTGGTATAACCGTTTCAGTGATGGTTGACGCGATACCTCCAAAAGCTTCTGCTATACCTCCGCCACTTACAAACGCAAAGGCAGTTTGAAGCATGCCAAAGCCCTCGACAAGCTGCGGTAGTATCATTAAGATAGGCCCGATAGCAGCAAGGATACCACCCAAAACGACGACCACCATTTGAATCGGCGCGGGCATATCGGAGAAAACACTTAAGACTTTAGTAAGGATTGAAACAAGCGGCGTTGCTGCTGTTACCAGGTTCATTAAAATATTTACAATCACACCACCCAACGGAGCAAACGCTACTTCAGCCTTGTTTTTGAGCTCATCAAACTTTTGGCTGAGTGTCATAGTAGATTGTGCTTCTGAAGCGATGGAGCCTTTAGAGTGGTCAATGGCGTTTGTCATATCATTGTAACCACCTTTCGCCTTGCTCAATGACCCGGTTAACTTATCCCACGTCGCTATACTTGCTGCTGACCCCTTACCGAGAATCGCCTGTTTTTCTGCCGCTGTCGCGTTGCCGTTTGCGATATCCTGAAGTGCTTTACTCGCAGGAATACCGGCTTTTGTAAAGTCACCGATAGCTGTAGTAAGCAACGATGCTGATTGACGTGCCGGTAAGCCAGAGGTAGCAAAAGCGCCAACTGCTGCCTCTGTCTGCTGCATTGATAACCCCGCTGGTTTGGCTACTGCACTCACTTTAGACACGGCGGTTGTTAAATCGGTAAGGGCCACACCAGAATGAGTGCTGACGGTGTATAGCTGGTCCATATCTGCACTCATATCCTTCGTGGGTACGCTAAACGCTTGGAATAATTTTGTCACACCACTGACAGTACTAGTAACGTCAGTACCTAGTATGCGCGACAAGTCGAGTGCTTGTGTTGATGTTTGCTCCAATGCCGTTCCGGTGAGTCCAAGCTTGTCATGGACGGCGGTCATGGCGGATACAACATCGGAAGCCTTTTCGGGGGTATTGCCAAATACATTATTAAATGACTGCCTCATTTGTTGCGCGGCTGCACCAGTTACATTAGTCTTTCCGATAAGCTGGTCCTGTGCGGTATTGATATCCTCAAAACTCTTCACGGCAAACGCACCCATAGCGACGATAGGAAGCGTGATTCCAGCAGTCATCACAGAGCCAACTCCTGAAAGACCGCTTGCCATATCGTTGCCCATGCCAGAGATTTTACTCTTGGCGCCGGATATGGCAGACTCTAAGTCGCTTAGGAAACCTGATGAGTTGCCTTTTAGGTTGATTACTGCCGAACCAATAGTCGAACCAGCCACTTACTTTTACTCCTTCTTCTTCTTTTTCGTCGCTTCTGCTGTTTCGAGTTTCTTGATTTCTTCCATTATCTCATCCCTGCGCGCCTTTGATTCCTTGCCGTATTTTTCGACAAGAGCGTGGTAGGTCTGGAGGTCAATGTCCAATCCCTGGTGTTTCATTATGCCAAAGATGATGTCAATAGACGCAGTAGCGCGGTTCTCAGTAGGTGTGGCGTCCCATATCTCACTGACAATCTCATAGGGCATATCAGGGTTCTCTTTGAGTAAACCAGCCCAAAGTATTGCGAGTACGTCACCTTCGCTCCACTCGCTCGCTTCAAACAATTTTAAGATGTGGCCAAGCCGTAGACCTAGCGACTGCTCCATCTTCTCAACGTATCTACTTCTAAAATCAATCGTGCGCTCCCGATCTAACTTAACTTTAATCGGGTTAGCGACTGCCGCACCGACGTTGAATCTACGCTTAAGTGCGGCTAACTCCTGCGGAGTTTCTTCATTTTCCATTTATATTCACCACTCATATTCTTACCGAGATTCGCTTTGGTTCGCTTGTGGTCCTTGAAATCCTGGAGGTGGCGGCATGTTCTTGACGAGTGCATCAACAGATGCACGTTCTCGCTGTGTTTGTGTTACTCGCTTTGTGGCTTCTTTTTTGGCTTTGTCTCGGGTGAACTTACTACCCATCGTATGGATAGCTTTAAATTCGATTTGCTTTAATACAGACGCCAAACTTTGTTTAGGCTTTGCGCCCATCATAGCGCCAATATCATAAGCAAGCGCAACGTTTAATTGCCTATCGTATATATTCCTGGCAACGTGGGCATCTATGTATACCTCTATTTCAACCGGCATTAGCTCCAAAAACTCATCGATGCGCGTTAAACCTGTTTTAAAGAGCTCTCTTAACCTGTCTTCGTACCACTGCCCGAATGTTTCAAACTCTACCTTTTCGTGGTCTTTAACTGGTGAGTTTAATTCTGAAATCTCAGCGTGTTTATACGTATCAACTTCAGGGGGTCTTACATCAACAGGGTTTCCGTGATCGTCATAGATAACTTCCATACCGATAGCACGTATAAGCTCAAGTCCTGCGGTCTGGAATACACGTCTTTCGTCCGGTTCTTCATCGAGTAATGAAAGGGCTTCTTTAGGACTGCCTACAATACCATACTGTAAGATTAACCTCTTTTCCGTATCGCTGAGCATATTCAGAACGAATAGATCAATAACTCTCCACAGTGGGATACAAAGCAACTGTTCAATCGTAAGTAAATCCTTTATCGTGTAGCGTATCGAAACCGGCATACCACCTATGAAGATGGTCGTAAAGGGAAGGATTGTGCATCCTCTATGCACGTCTTCGGTCTTTTCTAATTCGTCCATTTGTGCGAATTGCATGGTTAGATTGGGTACGGCATTGTGCTAGGTATTCTGGTTAAGCGGATGACAAGCGAGAGTATCCTGCCTTGCACGTATTCGTCTACTTCAACCGGAGCCGCTACGGGGCCGTGTGTAACCCAGCACTGGCCTACGGTAAAGAGCTCGCTGTCACCTGAGTTGAGTATGTAGTATTGTAAGGTCTTTTCCTGCCTGTGGAAAATATCTCGTAGACGCATTGACCACATATTCATGTTTCGCGGGTCTGCTGTTTCGTAATCGTAAATCCGTACGTCTCTATGAATATCATGACCAACTAGGTCTTTTGTATCGTCCTCGACGTCTGCTACGTTTGGTTCTGAAACGACAAAAGGTAAGGGTAATTTAGGTGGCGGCCCTGGGTCAACCTCGGGAACCGGGACAAACGTAAACACCGCTGGGTGACCCTGGAAGCTATACAGACCTGCTTGCATCACGGGGTCTGCCTGAATCATTGCGACAATAGCGTAGTCAAGTGCGTTCATTTCTTCTTGTGTTTCGTTTTCGTCTTTTTATGCGTGTGGTGGCTTTTCTTATGTGTGTGTTTTGTCCTCGCTTTGTGGACGCTGTGCTTGTGTGACATTGGTTTAAAGCTTGCCGATCACCTGTTCCATCGCAGGTCTAAGATACGGCTGTGCTGACATCTTACTGGTGCCGAGTTCTAAGAATATTGCATAACTCTTCCACTTGCTCTGGTCTTTAGTCGGCGCGTCATACACGACGTACCAAAGTCCCTCACCTACCGCACTGCCTACCTCTTCAATATGCCCTGATTCTTTAAGGGCACCAGTATCAACCGGAACTAAGTCTTGAGATGCTTCGTATATCTCTTGGGCTTTCTCTCTACAGAACGGGTCAAACATCTCCTGGGAAACGAGTTGCGTGGCTGCGGTGCCGTCAATATCAGATTCAAGGTCTGCGGTGATATTCATGCTACTAGCCATTGGCTCACCTTATACAGAAGATACGCGCCTTGTCGTATCGATACTGGGTCTTTTCGTTACCTCATCAGGCGACTTGTCGAGCGTTCCGCCTAACCTGACCAATTCACTGCGAGGCGCAGGGGGTGTCGTCGATGTTGTCCACGAAATGCTCTGGTCAATCATGAACGTGGCCGCTATGCCTACCAAAGGATACACTACATACTGCTTGCTGTTAAGCGTGATTCGCAACTCATGACGGTATTGACCAAGCAAGTCCACGGAGCCCAGGTCTTGATTTGTCAGTGGGAAAAATATGCTGTTTTGAATCTCCGATGGCGGATCAAGAAGAGGGTCAATACCGACTGTCATGTCTACCTTATGCTTCGTAATAGACGGCATTTGCTCTTCGGTCAACGGAAGTGAGAATGCGACCCACGTTGCCGCCGTCCAAGCGCTCACATCAATCGGCGTGCCAGTTGCCGTTCCGTCCGACGTGACGGACACATAGGGCGTCACATCAGTTCCTTGATAAACTGTGAAGTCGTCCATCTCTTATCTCCTAATTCTTATCTATCTCTTGTAACATCCCGAACAGGCGCACGTTCGTTTTTGGTTGCGTGCCGAGCATACGCGGGTTCGTTGTTGTTAGTATTCCCAATCCAGAACGTTCTTGTTCTTGTATCGTTCCTACCAACTGTGTATCGGGTGAACGCCTGCCAAACACGCGCGGTTTCTTTATAGTCAGCGTGCCAAAGCCCGACCGCTGTTGTTCTTCCGGCATCCCTACCAATCGCACCTCGGATTGCGGCATCCCAAGCAGTTGCACACCTGGGGGTGGGAACAAGCCGAATAAACGGAACACGCTGCTTACTGGTTCAATGAACAGCTCGCCCTGCATAGTGTATGTGGCTCCGAGACGTGTTACGATCGTCGCTGTGTAATACATCTGCGCGTATGAAACGGGATCGTCTGGATTGAGATGTACTGTCAATATATTTCCTGAGCTCTCAATGGAATATGCGGCTGTTGACTTCGTGAGTATAACGTTATCGTCTGCATCTGCGAGCACGAACTCAACGTTAGCATTATCGACCACGAGCGGCCCGCGTACGCTCCACACGCTAAACACGATGTTTGAATAATCTGCCTGCACAAGTGAGCCGTTCGGTGAAGTCTCTAACACTAGGGGACAATTCGCCGATCCGTGTGCAGTGCATGCTGATGCATTAACCATCGGAGGGGGCAGTAGTTCTGCTGCGCCGCAAGCTGCCGATCCGTGTGCAGCGCACGCACAACCGTTCGCAAAATAAGGCGCCAAAAGACTTGCGCTACCGCAAGCTCCCGATCCGTTTGCCGCGCAGGCACCCCCATCCACGTTATAGGTTGTCACGTTGAGTCCTTTAAGGCCGCCCAATACGTCGTGCCGCCGACGACAAACTGCTCGAAATTATACAGGATATTTGAACTTACCGGCGGCGTCCACGTATTAAGGCCGGTTTGTGAATCTATAAACTCAGCATAGCCAAGCACGAGACATTCGTTGTCATCGGCATGGTTCGCTCCGCTCGGATAATATGCCGTCGCCGCAGGCGTCAGACTGTTCTTTACGTTAAAGTCCCAATAAAAGACGATCAAACCTGCTGTGAGCGTTTTGTTTGCGTTCACGGCGAATGCAAGACTATTAGCAGTGTTTATAGGGTAGATTATATAATTGAGGGGTGCCGTCGGTTCCAGCGTTACCGGAACCGCTTTAATAGGTGTGAGTGGTTGCCGCATGTATCCCGTATCCGCTGCTGGTTCGCCGCCGGATGCGGTAAGAGTGGCGAGGTTTTCGTCGTTAAAGTTATCA